CCAACTGATTCCCTGTTCTACTGTTTCAAGAAATGCGCCCAGGTCTTCACTGTCCAAGTTCTCGTAGTTCATACAAAGATATTCGGCTAGTTGTCTGTCTTTCTCAACTAGCTTTTTAAAATCCTTGGGATACTTAGGAATTTCTAACCCCTTGGCATTTGTAACTGTCTTAAATTCATTTTCCATTTTCTATACTCCTATGCTTTAAAAATTAATTCCTTAATTTCTGAATATCCCCTATTCAAGTTAATCATAGCTATTGCCATATCTTCCAAACGTTGGTAGTTTGTCAGTTCCGTGCTTGTCAAGCCATCAATGCCGTTCTTACTTTCTCGCTCCTTCATGAGTTGCACCTTATTCTTACCTGTCACTCCCTTTAGTAGTAAGTTTGTAAGGGTACTATAAGCATGCTTAGGTGCCTTCTCCCATGTTTGAATAGCTTCAGTTAAGTTTTTACGCTTTGGCTTTTCCAGTTCCCTTTGAAGATAGCGTTTAGAAAGTTCATTACGCATTTCAAAAAAGGCTTTGACTAGGTTCATTTTGAATTGCCGTACTGGTTCGGTATTCTTTAGATAAGTGATCAGCAAGGTTGCCTGTTGCTCATTCAGAAGATAGATTTTTTTCGGTTGCCCTCTCTTATCTAATTTATGGATTTTAAATCCAAGTATTCCCAACGCTTCAAAATCAGCTTTATTGTCTCTGACTAAGCGTGTAATAGTATGGTGCTGTACTTCAGCACATTCAGCGATAATCTCGCTCGTAGTATACGGCTCTTTCTTGCCGTCCATGTAAACCAGTTCCATTGGTTCGCTCCTTTCTTCTTTTGTCAGTGCTTGCCACCTAAAACAGTACCAAAGTAAATCATTGAGGTAGGGAAAATTTAGGAGAGAATAAACCCCTACAAACCCTTGATACTGCCATAGGTAGCAAGCAAAATATTTCTAGACTCTGTCTTATGCCCCTTTCTAGTAATCTTCAGCAAGCCACTGCATGGCTTTTTGGTAAATGCTAGGCTTTACTTCGCCTCCGTCTCGGATTTTCCTGTAAGTAATTGGATTCACTCCAATTTCCTCGCTGGCTCTTTTAGCAGTCAAATTCTTGTCCGCTTGCTTTCGGCGAATTGCTTTTGCTTGTGTTGAGGTGATAAGCAATACAGTTCCCTCCTTTCTTGTTTGTAAAGTTTATCTTTACTTAGACCAAGTATATAACGTTTTTCTTTACTTGTCAAGAGAAAATAAATAAAAACTTTACAAAAGTTTTTTTAGCGGTTATAATTTAACTGAGGTGATAAAATGTCAACAATAAAAAATAGGCTAAAGATTCTAAGAACCAAAGAGGGAATAACTCAAGATGAATTAGCTCAAATAATAAATAAAGAACTAAAAGAAAACGAAAAACCAATATCCAAAATGGTGATATCTAATTGGGAAAATAATAAACATACTATCAAACCAGATAAAGCCCAGCTACTCGCTAACCACTTTGGGGTAAGCGTTGGCCACTTATTGGGACATGAAGATGAACAAAATATTTTAAAAATAATCCAAAGTAACGAATTTAAAAAATTACTTAATGATATAGATATTGAAAAAATAAATGAACTTAGTTCAGCGTACAAAAACGTTGAAGAACATATAAATAATCCTGTAAAGTATAACAATTTTGGAAAAGGATTGCTTAATCATATCCCATCGTATATGTTTACAATTGAAGAACTAATAAATGCTGATAAAGAGAACAATACAAATTTTGCAGATATTTTAATCAACTATATTTCTTTAAATGACTATGATAAAAAAATAGCTTTTGATTTAGTTCAAAAACTATCTGAGAGAGACAAAGAAAAGGAGTAACCCCATGGGATTTTTTGACACTGTAAAACAAGAAGGTAGTTTTTCTACTGCATCTGGAGCAAATGGACTACACTACGTTGTCCTTCAGGTAACTTTGAAAGAAAAGTTTTTCGGCACTGGATCAGGAAATCTTACAGAATTAGAAGATGTTATCAATAAACAAGCTTCAAAAGGTTATCGCCTGCATACCATCACAACCGCCAATGGTGGAAGCAAAGGACTAGGCGGTGGTGACCGTATCCAGGCTACAATGGTATTTGAGAAGATTATCTAATTAATATCCTTTATAAGCTCCATAATCGCTTTATTTTCTTATCTGGTACAATTTGCCGTCTGACTGCTTAAAATAGAAAATAGGGGCATTCTCGTAGCTCCTAGCATGGTATAAATTCAAAACCTTTTCTAATTGCTTGCCTGCTGATGGAAAGGAATACTATGCAAATAAAACAAATCACAAAAAAAGACGGTTCAATAGTATATCGTGCTAATGTCTATCTTGGTGTTGATAAAGTCACTGGAAAAGATGTAAAGACAAGCATAACAGGAAGGACAAAAAAAGAAGTTAAGCAAAAGACAAAAGAAGCTGAAATTACTTTTTTACAAAATGGATCTACTAGATTCCAGGCTTCAAATATTACTACCTACAAGGAATTAGCATCCTTATGGTGGGAAAGCTACAAGCATACAGTAAAACCTAACACACAATTAAACGTTAGAAGGCTGCTAGATAACCATATCTTACCTTTATTTGGCTCTTATAAGTTGGATAAACTAACTACTCCACTTATTCAAAACATAGTCAATAAACTTGCTGACAAAACCAATAAAGGGGAAGAAGGTGCTTTTCTATACTACGATAGCTTACACGCTTTAAATAAGCGTATTTTGCAGTATGGTGTAGTTATGCAAGCTATACCATTTAATCCTGCTCGTGAGGTAATATTACCTCGTAACACTCAAAAAGCAAAGCGAGAAAAAATAAAGCATTTTGATAACCAAGAATTAAAAAAATTTCTTGATTATCTAGATAGTTTAAACTTGAATAAGTTTCGTTATTACTACGAGAATACACTTTATAAATTCTTGCTTGCTACTGGTTGTCGTATCAATGAAGCTTTAGCCCTTTCCTGGTCTGATATTGATCTAGATAATGCAGTTGTGCATATCACAAAGACTTTAAACTATAAACAAGAAACCAATAGTCCAAAATCAAAATCAAGTCTAAGGGATATAGATATAGATCAAGCTACTGTTAGTATGTTGAAACAGTACAAACGTAGACAAGTGCAAGAAGCTTGGCAACTTGGACGCTCTGAAACTGTGGTATTTTCTGACTTTATTCATGAATATCCTAATAATCGAACCTTACAAACTCGATTAAGAACCCACTTTAAACGGGCAAAGGTAACTAATATAGGTTTTCATGGCTTCAGACATACACACGCTAGCTTATTGCTTAACTCTGGAATACCCTACAAAGAACTTCAGCACCGTTTAGGTCATTCCACTTTATCCATGACTATGGATGTTTATAGCCATCTCTCAAAAGAGAACGCAAAAAAAGCAGTCTCATTCTATGAAACTGCACTAAAAAGTTTATAACTGAACAAATAACTGAACAAACCCAGAAATCAACGTTTTAAGACAAAGCAAAAAGCCCACTGTTGTAGGCTTTCTGTAAGATATTTCTTGAAATTAAAGCATCTTGTTGTATCGCTTTTTTGAATATTAAGTAAGTTATTTTATACTTCCTTAAGGCTTGATACTAGGGTGTTTATTTGTTTTCGCTTTTTCTTTGAATATATTGGAGTTTCTTCCTTACTCCACAAATTACTGAACATAAATTTCTACTTTTTAATGAGTTCAGCAGGCAAGAAGCTAGCACGTTAAAACGTGCTTTTTTATGTCTATTTAAATAGGAAATAATTTACGATATTTAAACCCTATTTTCAACCTATTCGTATTCAATTGTTTCTCCTATATAATTTTCATATGAATCACTTTCAAAAGCAATCATATACTTAGAATCAAATGAAGGAACAGTATCGTATTCAAAACCTTTTAGCCTTATTTTCCGACAGACAATAGTTCCATTAAGTCCCTTGTCTAATTCTGGATTTAAGTACAGAATTAAATAGTTTCCTATTCTATTTTGACCTACAACTTTATTAACCTTCATGATATACCTACCTTTTTCTTATTATAGCATATCTTCCTCAGCATTTTCATTTCGCACATTTGTGCCGACTGACGCACTGTTGAGGTGTAATTTTTTTGTATTGATGCACTAAAAGTTGCTTTTACGTGGTGTTCAAAGCCTAGTCTAGTTTTCTTAATACTTGCAAATTTAATATTTAGAACTTTCGTTTCTTTCTCTACTATTCGTAAAAATAAAGGAGTAACTATCTTTGATAGTTACCCCTTTTTACTCTAATTATTTTTATTGGATAATTAGGATTATATTTCTACTATATTTCTAACTGATGAAGTTACATAAGTGAAAGTATGTTGTGTACGTCTAATAACCACTTTTACACTTGTCTTAATTTGATATTCTTCATTTGTAGTTAAATGAAGTGATTTTATTTCTGGATCGTTGACCTTTACATTCACAATCCCTTCTTGAGTATCCAAAGTTATCTTTTGAGTAGATAAGTCAACCTTGATTAATTTCCCTTGAACTATGATATTTTCTTGTTTTTCTATATGAGTATCTTTAAATTTTTTGTTAATCTCTACTATCTGTTCTTTAGCAAATAGCTTATTCGAATTATTTAGTTTATCTTGAATCTCTATCCCAAGTTTTTCTTTATTCAATCTAGAGACTAATTGTTTCACAGAATTAAAAGTTCTTGAACTATATGTCTCCACAAATTCTGGAATATCAATTGTTCCTTCAAGCAAATCAGATACATCATTCATTACATTTATTGCTATATTATTTTCACGATCGAAGATTGAAAGTTGATTAGTTTTTAATCCCAAATCAATTATAAATGAACCTGCTCTGGTAGAAGTAATTATAAGCTCATTCCTATTTAGAATATCTTTTGGAATCTGTCCTCGCTTTCCTTCAAATCCAATACACGATGCTATCCCATTTTCTTGAATACTCTCGACTGATTTGAGAGTTTCTGACAGTTGTCTTAACCCAATTTGTCCAGAAGGAAGATTCTCTGAAAGCAATCTGATAGAAAGCATACTCTTAACATTACTTGAATTTATCGCTTCTTCAAATTCTCTCATTGATTCAAGTCCCATATGCAACATAGCTCTTAATTCATCATTAGAAACTTTATTCGCTCTATCTTCAAGTATTTTTAATTCTGTACTCATAAAACCACCTCCTTATCTAATTCGATAATTCCTTTAGGGTTATGATTTCTGTCAAAACCAAATTTCCCTAACCAATAGGTTTCCTGGTAATCTATTTCATACCATTCTTTAGAAAACTGAATAAAAAAATTTTTATCCCAACAAACATAAACATCTAAATATTTATCTAATAAATCACCATGTTTACTCCTTAATAATTGAAAATATTCACAATTATTGGGATCTGGCTCAATAAATACAACACAATCAATATCGTTTGGATTCACCTTATTGGAACAAAAACTGCCATCAATCCAGACTCTAGTTACTTTATTTTTATCTAATTCATTCCAAAAACTACAAAATGATTCAAAATTTCTATACCGTGTAGTTGAAGTTCGAAAGCCATTCACCAAAAAATCTTCAATTTCTGATTTTTCTCGTACATCAATTACGCCACCCTCTAGATTCCCATGTACGTTAAATTGCATATTCCCCTCCATACTTTAATCAAACAATGATTTAATCATATCTGCAATTCCTGATTGTATAATGTAGTTTTTCAAGAGATAAATTAATACTTTGAACTAATTATATCCCTTTTTTACTTATTATTCAATGTTGTTGATTAAGTATTACCAAAAAATCAGTCGGTGTTGATTTATTTTTAATTAAGATTCAATTAGTTCATATACAACAAAGTAATGACTTACTGAAGTTCAACTTGAATTTTAAACACTCAATGTAAATCCTGCATTTTACTCAAAATCGGACAGTTTTTACCCCCTTTTTGTCTGAAGTGCTCCTACTTGGAAAAAGTTCCCTTCACCGGTACCCAACTGGCCAAAATGATTTTTTAAAAGGTGGGGGGGACTCAATATCCTTTCAGTTCTACAAATCTTTTAGCAATTACCTTTCTTCGACCATATACATAACGAGCAGGTTTATTTAATTCCTCTACAACTTCTTCCCAGGTCACACCAGCTTTTAAAAATCTCATTTTAAAAATTATTAGATCACTCTCAATCAAATTTTCCATCAAAGTTTCTACTACTAGTTTAAAGCCTTCTAAATATCTAAGTGTTTGGTCTTCTTCAATTCTAATGATTGTAGCTTCAGTAGGACTTGACACTTTCTTTCCTTGACCTCTGATATACTCAGCGTCGCTATACTTCTTATTATGTATCAACTCCTGTCTTCTATGATATATCTTATTATCAAGCGTTCTATATCGTTCTAATTCAATATCGATACCGTCCAGGTCTCTCTTACTTAGCTCATACATAACTAAGTTCCTCCACTCAAAATTTATATTTTTCTTAACTTGCAATTCTACAATTCAAAGGGATTCCCCTTTAATTTATACCCTAGTTTCTCATATCTTACATTCTGTGAAACTCACTCCATTCTGTAAATCCCTGATATACCTTGCTTTCAAGCTATTACTTCTTTTCAGTTTATGCTTACTTTGTTATGTGAAACTTAGTAAAGCATAAAAGTAGGACTAGCGATATTTCTTCTGTTTCAGCCATATATCACTAGCCTTACTTAATTTGTTCCCTATTTTTCTAAATACTCTTTAATATCCCGATATTCCTTAGAAAAATTCATCCATCCGCTATTATCAGGGGTTAGGAATGGTAGGACAGTAAGCGGACTTACTTCCGTTCGATATAGCAATAGAGAATGTTTCTGACTTATTTCTCTGACTACACCTGTATGGATTTCTTCCACATCCTTCTTTAGTTCTTGAATTTCATCATATGCGTCCAGAATTCGTCTAAGTTTCTTCCGGTATTGTTTATAGATCTTCTTAGTTTCCATCCGTTGCTTAGTTTCTTTAAAAATGTATTCAAAGATGACTGCATTAGCTTCTGAAAAATCACTATCAAATTTTTCCTGAAGGCCATTAATAGCTTTTTCCATCTTTTCCAGTTGCTCTAAAGATTCTAAGTTATTTGACAAAAAAGAATCTATATTCTCAAATGAAACTGTTTGTTTGCCTAAAAGACTCTTTCTTTTTTCGCTTAACTGTTCTCGTGCTGAATTAATCTTACTTTTTTTATTATCTAGATCATCCAGTGTTTCAAATACTTGATTAATATCCATTTCTTTCTCCTAGTTCCATTGAATAAAATAACCACAATCTTCTTCAATTTTTTTTACATCAAATCGGGTATGTAAAAACAACCGTTTTCCAAAATAGTCATTCGCATTCACCCAACTAAGTGTATCTTTCTTGCGATCAAACAAAGTAACAAAGTTTTCTAGATCTCCGATAAAGCCTTTTTTGTCACCTTTATTCCCTAATGTTGTATCATCTACAATTAAAAAGTTATCTACAAAAAATGTTCCACTTGTCCCTGTTTCTTTATCAACTTTAAGAAGATAATTTCCTGATGTGTCTTTCATTTTTTCTAAGACACTAAATAGTGATTGACTAACAACCATAGATACATTGCGCTCTGGATTGATTAAAGAAACAATAGATTTCAAGTCGTCCATACTTGTAGCAGTCTGCGCTTTCGCAGTTTGGAGAATTTTCCCAATCTCTCTATTTCGTGTTCTACGTTTTAATTTAATAATCTTCTTACCAAGAAAATCCGTTAAATTATATTGGCCATCATCTAATTGTTCCTGTGAAAAATCAAGTTTTCCACTGAATAATTTAACTAAGTAATCAACGCTGATAGTTTTCTTTTTATCTGTTTCTGTTCTCTCAACCGAATTTTCGCTAACTTCTTGCAATGAATCAGATTCAAAGTCAGTTACTTCATACTTCCCGCCACGGGTACGAGTCTCAATAACATTTACTAGATCAACCAGTTCTTTACGTTGATGTTCATCTTCGTAACTATCAAGGATTGGTTTTTCAATGAGTACATGATTATTTTCTACATTCATCCCTCTAGTGTTAAAACCTGTACTTCGGATATAAGCTTCTAGATTTTCTTTTTGTTTAGCTAAGTTAGTTGTCATTTTTTGCTCCTTTATCTTACAAGATTATTTACCTATATTTTTTATTCTTTGTTCAAATTTTTCTTTTATTTTTTCCTCTACTGGTTTTATGTGAGGAATTGCTTTGCTACGTCCCCCATTTCTTAATACATGTCCATGTTCTAATAAATGAGTTAATCTATATGTTGGATCTGCATTATAGATTACAAAAGAACCTTTAGAATTTTTCTTAAAGCGCCAATTTTTCGCATACTTCCCATATTTTTTGGGGCTTGTTAGTTTCAATTCATTCACAGCTTCATTTGTAACCTCTTCAGCAATAAAATCTATCTGCTCTTCAACTTCTTCAGAATAAGCTTCTAAAGTTTTAGCAATTTCATTTGCTAGATCACTAGTTAAGCTCATTTCCCCCTCCTTTATCTTTTTATATCTGATTTTTGTTTGTAATTTTTTCTAAAATTCTTTGCTCTTAGCTTTTCCTTTATGATTCTTCGAGCTTTTAGAATCATTTTTTCTAGATCTTGATTTGTCTTGTTTGTCAGCATATTTTTCTAGTATTTCTTTTTTCCGTTTTTCTAAGTTTTCGTCATCTTTTTTGCACTTTGCAAATATTTGTTGTCTTTTCTTTGGATCCATAGAAAATTTATCTGCTACAACATACCCTAAAGAAGTATCTCCTACCATAATACTCACCCCCTTTCAATGCAAACAAAAAGGGACATACCACTAGCACTACATGCTTTCGGTATGTCCCTGAGTTGTTCTCAATAGACTTTATTTTTTTGTTTCTTTCTTACATAGATGGGTAAATTTCCCATCTGAATAGAATAAAGTAATTTCTCCAAATTTTGGAACTTTTTCTATTTCAATTATACCACATTTTTCATAAACAACAAACCCTTTTTCTGTTGCAAATCCCATTCCGTCTACATTCATTAAACTATCTCTCCTTTAAATTTATTTATTGTGTATCGTTTGTCTTTGATAGTGAAAGCCTTAAAAGCATTACCCTCTAATCCCTTCAAGATTCTACTTGAATTTCTAGCATTATAAACTGTTCTTAGTTCGCTACTATCTAGATTCGTGTTAAAAATTGTAGTTTCTCGATTATTGATAATATCAAATAGAAAATCCTGTTCCCAGTCACTCTTAGGACTGATTGTCCCATTCTTCGCTCCCAGGTCGTCAATGATTAGAAAATCTACATTGATTAGTTTTTTAACTGCTTCATGTTCCGTTAAACTAGCATTCTTACCATACTGCCAACCTTCTTTTATTTGCTTTATAATTTCAGTTAGACTTACAAATAAAACACTCTTAGGCTCTTTCCTTTCTTTGAAGCTCTCATTTATTTCTTTTGCCATTGCAAGAGATAAATGACTTTTCCCTATACCTGTACTTCCACTTATTAAAGTATTGCCTGTCATACCATTTAGGTACTTTTCGACTTGCCCCTTAGCAAAGTCTAATAGTTGTCGTTCTTCTGTGGTGTTGACAATAAAATTATCGAATGTTGCACCTTTTAACTCGTTCGGAATCATACTTTCACGCATTAAGACATCATAGGTTTTAAAATATTCTTGCCTATCTTCAAACTCCTTTACCAGTTCTTTTTCTTTTTGCTCAATTTCCTCTTGGCCACATTCAGGGCAAAATTCTAGCAAACTTCGTTCCTTGCTTCCTCGTACAGGTATTGAGATTTCCCAATAGTTTACCTGGTGAATCTCACATACCTTTTCAGATATCTTTCTGTTGTTGTATTCTTTAAATTTATCTTGCATTTTTTAACTCCTAAAATGGTAGATCTGGAAAGTTATTGTCTGGCTTACTTTTAGAAATTTTAGGTTTTTGATTTAAATAACTGTCAAACTTAGAACCGAATAGTGTTTCAGGTCTTAAATATTTAAAGAACTCAGGATTATCTTTCCATTCTTCCGTTTTTACATCAATCACCTGTTTAAAATCTTCAAGTGTATATCCTTCATTAAATCGTGCTATTATATGTTTTAGATTCTTTTCAAGATATTTATAGTTTTTTCCTACAGAATGATTAAGATAAGCAAGAGGAATTCTAACTAGATACTTTTCTGGCTTGCCTTTTGTAATTTCTTCAATCATTTCTGGTGTTAACCAATCAGGGAAAGTAAAGTCAGGTTTTCCTGACAATATATATTCTTTATCTAACTCTTTATCTTTCTCTAACTCTTTATCTAACTCTATCTCTATCTCTGTTGGACATGAGTTGGAAATAGTCTTTTTATTTTGGACATTCTCCAATTTTGGTAAATTTTGACTATTCTTTCTTTGGTCTCGCTTGTATTTTGCCCAGTTTGTTTCACTCTCAACCATGGCTTTTGCTTGCGATAATGTAGCATGTCCATCATCATCAATCTGAATTAGTCCACATTTTGTAAAATATGCGACTGTCATATTTATATCATCCTCGGACACATCCAATTTTAAAGCTAGTTCCTGTACCAAATTATCAAAATATCCCTCATAGTATAAAATACAGTCATCTTCTAAGCTCTCCAACATAAGACGGATATAAATAACCGTCATAGTGTAGCCGCCTGGCATATGTTTAAGTCGTTTAATAAAAAGATTATCAAAAAACTTCTTATCAACTTTCAACCAAAAATATACTTTAGTCTTTGCCATCTTCCACCCCCAGGAACTTCAAAATGTCCGTAACTTTGTAATAAACTTTTCTTGTATCTTCTAGTGGTGGTTGATACCGTCTTAGTCCTGCGCTTTCCCACTTCTGCAAGGTTTTGTATTTTATATCTAACTCGTCCATGGCTTCCTGTGCTGACATTAAACCAGTTAGTCGTGGTTTAGGTCTTTCTCGGACTGCTAGATAGTTTTCTACTACTGTGCTGATTCTATTGGTTAAATCATTTTCGCTTTCTTTACTCAAACTAAACATACTTAACCCCCTTTATTAACCATTCCAAGTTGGATATACCGTCCATAGTAAGGATCTAAATCATTACTTGATTTTTCTGATAGATTTTTAGGATTTATTTCCATACGTTTGTCAATAAGTTTTAAACAAAGGAATACTACTCCTATAACTAAAAGTAAGATAAAAGCCTGTGTATTGGTCAAATCTAATTCATTCATGTTATGCCCTCGCTTGATAGTTCTTGATGTAGTCCACTTGGTCGCTTCGTTCCATCTTCCGGAAGTCGTCCACCTCTTCGGTGCTTACTTTTCGATCTACAAAATCAGCAATAAACTGAAAGAGGTTCGGGTGTCTCTCCTTGATTTCAGCCATTTGTTTATCAAATTCTGCTTGTGTCATGTTGTCTAGGTCTAGTGTCATTTTATTACTCCTAGTCAATCATCATTCCACGAGTATATAAGGATGAGTCTGTCCATGAATCCAAAACGTTCTTTTTCCCTCGTTTTTTCTTTGCGATATCAACCGCTATGACTTCCCATACATAATTCAATAATTGGCTTTGTTTCATTGGGTAGGTATTTTCTTTAGTTATTTCAGCAAGGTAAGTGTTTAAGAAAAGAAATCCATCAAAGTTGGAAAGTAGCTTTATAAACTTAGTATCACCCCAAAAATTTCTATAATAAGACTCTTCTCGTTCTTCTAGTTCACCTATTACCTCAGCAATCACCCTCTGTTTCATCTTCTCTGTTTGTTCCTTTAACGTTTGCTGTTGTTCATGGTATTCTGTGCTAGTTAGTTCATTATAAACATCATCCAAGTCATTCAATACCCTACTGATTGCTCTTTTAGCTATGATATTTCTAACCCCTGTAAGACTTCCTTTTATTTCTTCTAAATCTGTTGAAATAGCTTCTATTTTATCTGCTAACATGTTTTTTACCTCTGTTTCTGTGTTTGTGTAATTGCCTTGATGGGCTTTTAATGGTTGTTTCTTATACAGGATAATTTCACCACTCCAAACGCTGGGCGTTGCCCCAAGTTGGCGGACGTATGTAGTGATGTTTCGTGGGTAATCACCCACATTTTTACTAAACAAGGCCTTAGAATCACCCTGTCAGCGCTTGATTTCAAAACCTTTTCTAATTGCTTGCCTGCTCTTCGGTTTTTCTTTAGGTATTTGATAGAATAGATATTTTTTGCTATAATCAAAGCATAGAAAAAATTTCTATACTCTGAATTGTGTCGCTTGCTCGCCTTGGCCAAAATTTGAGCAAGTGATTTTTTTATTTTCTTTTTGCATGATTACTACCTGACTTTGGTTTATAAAGCAAGTCTTTACTTTCGATAAGATCTAGAATCCAACTGATTCCCTGTTCTACTGTTTCAAGAAATGCGCCCAGGTCTTCACTGTCCAAGTTCTCGTAGTTCATACAAAGATATTCGGC